TGTGCCTGATATGTCAGGACTTTACGCGATGTCAGGTGTGCAAATGCTCGTGATTAAATCATCGGCTACTCCACTAAAGGCGGCTGGTCTCGAGGGCACGTCATTAAGTCAGGAGCAAATTGATTATTTCCAGCAACAAGTGGACGAGATTTATACGGACTTTGTAGCGTCGATTAAACAAAAACGTAAATTCGTTTCTGAGGATGCTCTGAAGGGTCAAGCGATGTCAGGTAAGGTCGCCTCGAAAAAGGGACTTCTGACCGGATTGGCTGATTCACTCGGTGCGTTGTTAAAATGAAAGTGCCTGACAATTCTGGTGAAAATTCTGCTGAAGTTGCCAATAATAACAAATTTATGACCATCGAAGAACAACTCGTTAAGGCATCCGCTGAAATCTCTGCTGTCGTTACTGAACGCGACGAGATTCGTGTTGCTATGGAAGCATTGGTAGCAAAAGAGCAAACTGAATTAAAAGAGCTTTCTGCTAAGGTCGGTGAACTATCTGGTGCTTTGGAAAAAGTAACCGCTGAGAACGCTGAATTGCTGAACAAGATTGCTGAACTCCAAAAGAATCAAATCAGTGCTTCCGCTGAAGCCGCTAAGATTGCTTCTTCGGTTGGAGTAGACCCTGTTGAAATCAGCCCTGCCGATGCTCCTAAGAAAGCAGTGAGTCACTTAGAGGCATTTCTCTCTATGCCCGCTGGTGCTGAACGCAGTGCTTACTACGCTAAATATAAGAACGAAATCGTTCGTGGTTTATAATCTATAAATTTCTTAACTTTTCTCTAACCCCTAATTACTAACTATCTATGGCTAATAATATCGTTTCTGCTCCAGCTGTCCTTGCTGAAGCAGTTATTTCAAATATGAAGGGCAAACTCCCTGCCCTCAACGCTTTCTCGAGCAACTTCACTGCTGTTTCGAGCGGAGCTGGTAAAACTATCCAAGTGCCCTTAGTCGGAACTTCTGTTGCCGCTGAATTCGGTGCTTCTGGATATCTCGCTGAGTCCAACGCTACGCTCACAAAGACTGACGTTACTCTCAAGCACTTCATTTCAACGCATCGCTTCCGTCCTATCGACGTGAAGGAATACGGAATGCAATTCCTCGTGAATTCTTTCGGTCCTTCCGCTGCTGACGCTATCGCTGCTAAGTGCCTTTCTGAAATCGGTGCTTTAATCACCAATGCTAACTTCACCTCGAACGTTAACACCGGTGCTGACGTAACCTACGCTGAATTGGTAACTGCTAAGGGTGTGCTCGACGCTGCTAAAGCTGGTTCTCGTCGTGCTTTCATCTTGAACGCTGACTACACCAACGACCTCTTGGCTGATAGCCAAATCATCGGTGCTGCTGGTCTCGGTGCTCAAGTTATCCAAAGCGGTTCTATCGGTCAAATCGCAGGTGCTTCTGTTTATCAATTCACCGACCTCCCAACGAACGGAGAAAATCTTGCAGGATTCGCTTGTGGAGCAGATTCGCTGGCCGTAGCATCAGGCTTACCTATGACCGAGATTGCTGGTGCTGAAGTTAGCCAAGCAACCGACCCTGAGTCTGGCATCACCATCCAAGTCGTGATGTTCCAAGAGCAAGGTGGATGGACGAATATCACTGCTGAAGTGCTCTTCGGTGCTGCTGTTGGTCGTTCGACCTCTCTGCATCGCCTCAAGACTGCCTAATCAGTCTGAGATTGCAAAACGACCTCATCCGAAAGGGTGGGGTTTTTTTGTGCCTAAATTTTATGAGTGTTTGTTTCTGTTTCCAGATTCGGCAAGATTATGGCTCTGTATCCTGACTTTCTCGATGACGCTAAGGAAATGCTTGCTGACTTCGGAGTGGCTGGATCGTCGAATTCTGGAGCGATAACTTTTCTGTGCCTTATCTCGGACCCAATGCAGACGCAGGTGCTGGAGGCTGGTGGGTATTGTGACCGCACGCAATTCAGTGTTAAGGTAGCAACCGCAACAGCCTCTTGGACGGCTTCAGATGGTCGCGTAGGGGCTTCTACTGGGCTTCTTGTGTCAGGTGCTCCGCATTCGTCGCTTGGATTTGGAAAGAAGATAACGGCTGGAGGAAAGACTGTTCGCGTTAATTCAGTTACCTATAAGCCTGGTAGTGCTTGGATAACGCTGGTGGTGATTGACGACAATCAGTAAGAATGGAAGTTAAAACTAAAATAACGCCTAAGACTCGTGATGAGTTCACGCAGGCGATAACTGAATTTGCTCAAAATGTCGGAAAGGATTTGCACGACGTAATGATTCAGCAGGCTGGTCTGGCTTGTTTTGATGCCATGCGATTCACTCCTCCTTTGCCGAAGGGTGGAAAAGATGGATTGAGCAAAAAGGCTGAAAAGACAGGTGAGGGTGCAGTTAAACGCGACATCGGGACGATTGCAGTTGCTATTGATGACCGCAAGGCATCGAAATTTATGTTCTTTCGAGCTGTGTGCAACACGCTCTACGCAGGCGACAAAGGGCAATTCACAAGCCTGATGAAGAAATACGCAGGCAAGGCTGAGATGTCGAATAATGTATTCTATAAAATCGCAGCGGACTCTGACCAAGACAGAGCATTCAGTAAGGCAAAGAATCTATTCGCTAAATACGTTCCTCGGCACAGCGACTACGGAACTGACCACATCGTGCAGGACATCGACGCTATTCACGAACGCATCCTGAAAACAAAGAACGGACGCATTGTGCGCAACGGTGGACCGGGCTTTAATTGGCTGAATAAATACCTCGTGCAATCGAAGGCTAATTTACAGGCTTACATCAAAAAGAAACAATCTGAAGTAGGAAAACTAAAGGCTGGATGGGCTGGTGCGATGAAAGGATTGCCACCGATGAAGGGTAAGCAAATTAAACGCTTTGGTGGAAAAGTGCCAACTTGGATTACTCGTCATGGAGTGACACAAGGATACACAGTTGCCTCCATGAGCAATTATTCTAATTTATCAATCAAGGTGGGCAATTCAATCGGCGACAACGACAACGTAGCAACAGACGCAGACGTTCCTAATATTGTTTACGGTAACCGAGTGAAACAAATGCACGCTGAGCTCGAAAAGTATTTCATCAGAAACGCTAAAAAATTTAACAACAAATAACTAACCAATAACCAATGGGCACTAAATCTATCCGTCATATCGTCGAATCGGTGGTCAAAACCTATTTACAAGCTGAAACAGGACTTGCTGGTGTGAATGTGTATTCCGGAGACTCATCGGATGTTATGCAGTTACCGAAGGCAGTAGTGCTTTGCGACTCTGCTAAGACCCCTGCCGACCTCCCAGAAGGGTTAGGTAATTACTCGTGCTCGGTTCGAGTGACGCTGTTTTCGTCTGTGGACGACACAACCCTGAGCGATCACCGGGCTCGATGTGCTGCATTGACGGCTCGGATGCAGGATTTAGCGGAACTTAAGACGGCTTTCAGTGCTTCAGCAGATGCCTTCTGTTATGACGTGAGCCTGATGTCTGAGGATGAAGGCGTGGACGAGCGAAATTGGGCGACTGTATTCGCGTTTGATATTCTGGCTGTGTTGCCTGCGTGATAAGTTGCCATAGTTAGCAATTTATATGGCATCGATTCTAAAAGGAACAACCTGTCTTTTCGGCGTTAGTGGAGCTGTAACGAACTTATTCGTGCAGTCATACAGCCTGTCTTCTAATTTCAACGAAGAAGCGACTGTCGCTGATGAGAACGGATTGACGAAGACTTGGCGAGCAGATGACCGCAAGTCGGAATTGACTGTCGAGGGAATCGTGAAGGTCGGAACGATGCCTGCGTTGGGTGATGCTATTACATTCAGCCTTAATGCTAACACCGCTTATCCTTCTGGCAGTGCTTCTTCTTCATTCGCTGGCTGGATTACAAAGATTGACGAAAAAGGTGGAAACAAAGAATTCGTCAAGGTGAGCATCACTGCTGTCGATTTCGAAGGCGTCTCGAACGCTTAAGGATTAGACTTAACTAAGTTGATTTAGTTAGTTTTGTGTTTAAGGTAGGTCGGTGGATAACCGCTTCCTGAACGCATTCACAGAACCGTCCCGAGTGAAAATTCTGGGACGTTTTTTGTATCCGTTTTGTTTGAAGCACAGAGTGCGACTTGAGGCTATTGAATCGCCGTTGCTGAAGTCAGGTCAGGAAGTGCAAGCCTTGGACTTGTTAGTGGCGATTAAGATTTGTGCAGAGGAGGACATCAGCGAAATTAGCCTAATGGATTCTTGGCGATTAGCAAAACTCAGGAGCGACAAGGATTATTTCATCAGGACTCTCAGGGAATTCGAGCAATATGTTTTCATTAAGAATTGGCCGAAATTCTGGGAGAAAACGAAGGAAGGCAGGAGCGATGTCGGAGTGCCTTGGATTCTGACTGTCGTGACGAATTTATTGCAGGCTGGAATATCTGAGGAACGA